TATCTACAGAAGTACAAAAACTTTAGGAGATGGTTACATTTTTGGTAAAACAACATATGCTAAAAACCATTTAGATAACGGTGGCGTATTCAGTGATACTGTTGGTAATTCAGATTACTATGCATTCTTAAGAGGTATTGAAACATATGCAAATCCTGAAGCAGTTGATATTAACTTGTTTGCAACTCCTGGTATAAACTGGAACGATCATAGTTCATTAGTAAATCAGGCAATTGAAATTATAGAAAATGATAGAGCGGATTCTTTATATATCATTGATGCACCTAGCTTTGCAACAACTAACGAAGTTGTAACAGCATTAGATGATTTGGGTATAGATTCTAACTACTCAGCAACTTACTGGCCTTGGATTCAAGTAAGAGATACAGATAACGCTACTCAGCTTTATATTCCACCAACAGGTGAAGTTGTAAAGAACATTGCATTAACTGACAACATTTCTTATCCTTGGTTTGCAGTTGCAGGTTATTCAAGAGGTCTTGTAAATTCAATCAAAGCAGCTAAAAAATTAACTTTAGATGACAGAGATGAACTTTACAAAAATAGAATTAACCCAATTGCAACATTCTCTGATACAGGTACTATTATCTGGGGTAACAAAACTTTACAAGTTAGAGAGTCGGCACTTGATAGAATAAACGTAAGAAGATTATTGTTAAGAGCAAGAAAGTTAATTTCTGCTGTTGCGGTAAGATTATTGTTTGAACAAAACGATGATCAAGTTAGACAAGAATTCTCAAGATTGGTAAATCCAATTTTAGAATCAATTAAGAAAGAAAGAGGTTTATATGATTTCCGTGTAGTTGTATCAAATGATCCAGAAGATATTGATTCAAACACATTAAGAGGTAAAATTTATATCAAACCTACAAGAGCATTAGAATTTATTGATGTAGAATTCATCATAACACCAACTGGTGCTTCTTTTGAAAATATCTAATTTGAGAGTTAAATTAAATAAAAATGGGGTAGAACGAAAGTTCTCCCCATTATTTTTATATGTATTCTTTATAGGTTATATTTATCCTTATTACTTATTATGATATTGATTATTAGTTATCATTTATCAAATTAGTAGTTATTAATTATTCTTTATTAAGATTATATGCAAAAAGCTACTCATTTTTTTCCAGAAAATCAAGTAAAACCAAAAATAAATTTATTTTAAGTATCGATATATTTATAATAAAGAATAAACAAAAAACTAACAACGATAACAAATGGCAGATTTATTAATGAAAATGCCGGTTCCATTTGAACCGAAAAGAAAAAATAGATTTATCTTAAGATTTCCATCATCTTTAGGTATAAATGAGTGGTATGTGACTTCAACCTCACGTCCTAAAGCTAAAATCAATACAACGGAAATTCCCTTTTTAAATACATCAACATATGTTGCTGGTAGATTTACCTGGGAAGAGATAAGTGTTCAATTTAAAGACCCTATCGGTCCATCTGCTTCTCAAGCACTTATGGAGTGGTTTCGTCTTCATGCTGAATCTGTTACAGGTAGAATGGGCTACGCCGCTGGATACAAAAAAGATGTTGAATTGGAAATGTTAGATCCAACAGGAGTTGTTGTTGAAAAGTGGATTCTCCAAGGTTGCTTTTTAAGTAATTTGAACTTTGGTGATCTTAACTACTCTCAAGATGAATTAGCAACAATTGACGCTGGTTTAAGAATGGATAGATGTATTCAAGTTTACTAATATTAAAAATAAAATAGTTTTAATTAAAATCCGCAGACATATTTGTGTTTTGCGGATTTTTTATTGGTTCCACGTGGAACGTTCTGTTGATTTTTTAAAAAAATTAGTATATATTACTGATAATAAACTAGTTTAATTTAAAAATATGGAAAATTTTGATCCAATGATTGCTTATGATGTGGTAACACTACCATCCCAGGGTATTCATTATGAAAACAAAAAGAAATCTGTCAAAGTAGCTTATCTAACTGCTGCAGATGAAAATATCTTAACATCACCAAATTTGGTTCAGAATGATATGGTGGTGGAAGAACTATTAAGAAGAAAGATTTTAGATAAAGATATCGAAATTGATACTCTTGCTGAAGAAGATAGACAAGCAATATTAATCTTCTTAAGAAATACTGCTTTTGGTTCAGAATACACAGTATCATTGACTGACCCAAAGACAGCAAAAGAGTTTGAGGCTACAATTGATATTTCATCAATAAGTGTAAAAGATTTCAAATTAACTCCAAATGCAAATAACGAATTTGAATATTTTCTACCTCAAACAAAGAAAAAGATTACATTTAAGTTTTTAACCCCAAAACAAGAAAGGGAGTTGGAAACAATCAGAAATAGTGCTAGTGGTGTTCAAGTTGCGCCTGTAAACACAAAAAGATTAGAAATGATGATTAAATCGGTTGATGGTAATACTGATCAAATGGCGATTTATCAATTCATTCAAAACCTACCAATAAAAGATTCCCAAGATTTCAAAAGATTTGTTGCGGATAATAGACCTAATTTAGATTTAATTTTTGAAGTACAAGCCCCGTCAGGAGACAAAGTCCGTGTAAGATTGGACTTCGGGGTTGAGTTTTTTCGTCCCTTCTTCGGCTTATAAGAAAAAACAAATGAATGAAATTGGATTCTTACTTAGTAAGGGATTTACATACAGAGATCTTTTAATTATGCCAATCTACGAAAGGGTTAATTATGTTAATCTTTATCTTGAAGCAAATAGTTAATTTTATATTTATTAGATATGGCGAATGCACAACAATCAAAAGATGCGGTAATAAGAAAATTGGCTCGAAATGGTTATTCATCTTCGGGCGAATTAAATAATGACCTAGCAAAAGCTGGTTTCAGTAGTAGTGAATCTAATGCATTAGCAAATCAATTTATTGAGGGACAAAAAGCTAGCACAAGTAATTCTAATAGAGCTATTCAGAGTTTAAATAGTCTTGGTAGTGGTGTAAAAGGAGCATTGAAAAGCGGTGGCGATATTCTTTTCGCTCCAATGTATGATCAAAACAACTGGGATAGGCCAATTGTTAAAGCGGGAATGCTTCAACAAGTATTCAATACTGTTATTGATAATGGTTTAAATATATTTGATCAATTGGCTTCTGGTCTTAGTGGCGCAGCAAATTTATTTGCAAGTGTTGTTAGTGATGCATATACTAGAGAAGGTGAATTATTAAAAGCATTTACAACTAAAGCCGGAATGGCTGGTCAATTTGCTAGTGGATTTACCGAATCTATAATGGCAGTTGCTCCTCAAGCACAATTGCTTGGGGTATCATTTGGCGAATTAAAAGATGCGACCGAATCGATGGTTTCAAATAGTCAAAAATTTGCAAACTATCAAGGAGAAAGTGTTCTTGAAGCTGTTAGAATTAGTGCGGCATATGGTGCAACATCTAAATCATTATTAGAAAATGTTGAGGCATTTAGAGATGTTGGTATTGGTTTAACCGATGCTTCTGGTAAAATAGAACAAATAGGTAAACGATCATTATCACAAGGGTTGTCCGCTAGGGCAACAACCAAGACAGTTATGGATAATCTTGGTAAATTAAATGAATTTGGTTTTAAGAACGGAGTTGAAGGGTTAGGTAAAATGGTTCAAGAAGCACAAGCGTTAAATTTCAAAATGGAAGAAACGTTTAAAGTTGCTGCCAAATTATATGATCCAGAAGGCGCAATAGATTTATCAGCAAACTTACAAGTAATTGGTGGTGCAATAGGTGATTTAGCTGATCCAATTAAATTAATGTACGATGCAACAAATAATGTTGAATCATTACAAACAAGCATTTTAGGGGCAGCAAAATCTTTAGCGACATATAATGCTGAACAAGGTAGATTTGAAGTAACTGGAGCCAATTTAAGAAGAGCAAAAGCGATGTCTGATGCTTTAGGTATATCAATGGAGCAATTGACTAGTTCTGCTATTAAGGGCCAAGTTCAAATGCAAGCAATGAGTCAAATAGAATTATTTGACTTAAATGAAGACCAAAAACAATTTGTTTCAAATTTAGCAACAATGAAAGATGGTGTTGTTGGATTTGAATTACCAAAAGACTTGCAAAAAGAATTAGGTATTAATCAAGCATTTTTAGATATGTCTTCACTTAATGGTGAACAAATGGCTAAAATAGCTGAAGCACAAAAAAGATTATCTGAAAGAAAAACAGATGATATTATTAGAGACCAATATACTGT